AGAAACGACAGCAATCAATTTTGCATCCACCGTTGCGCCTGTCTTCAACGACCCGAGGGTGGCCCAGTCGATGATCGCAGTCGATGGGTCGCCGATCACCCCGGCGCATGCCATCCGCGAGTGGGCGGCCATGCATGTCAGGGCGATGGACCCGGACCCCCGGGTCAGGGCAGGGTTCTTGATGGACGTGGCGGAGCGCCTGCAACTCGATCCAGCGGCGGTCTTTGGCTTTAACCGGCAGGGTGACGAACCGCCTATCCCCGGCCTCTCGGAGGCCGACCGGCAGCATCCTGCTTTCCGTCATCTGACCGATCAAATCCGCGAGCAACAGGCGGGCATCGCGGCCCTTCGGGGGGTATTGCAGACGATGCACTCTGCCTCGCAGCAGGCGGCATCGAGACACGCGGTTCAGGTCTCCCGACAGGGAGTGGACAGCTTCGCGGACGAGAAGGATGGCTCGGGAAATCTGGTGCGCCCGCACTTCGACCTCGTGCTTCCCCAAATCCTCGAACTGTTCAAGGCAAATCCCGGGAGGGACTTGCGAGAGGCATACGAGACGGCGATCTGGATGAACCCCGACTTGCGGGGCACACTGGTGGCAAGGGAGCGCGAGAGCGTCACCCGGCAGCAGGACGCAGCCAGAGCAGCCCAAGCGGCGCGGATGAACACCCGTGGCCGCACCTCGCCTGTCTCCAAGCCTGACGGCGCCAATGCACCCAAGGGCCTGCGGGCCACGATTGAGGCGGCAGCGGAGGAGGTTGGTCTTTGATCCAAGGGGTCGAAGGCTATGGCCGAACCTACCGTTACCCAGTTGGTGGCGACGACGCTCAACAACTATCACCGGCAGTTGGCGGATAACGTCGCCAACTCCAACGCGGTCACCGCGCTCCTCAAGAAGGGCGACCGCATCCGCATCATCGAGGGCGGCAAGGTCATCTCCTGCCCCCTCAGCTACGCCGAGGAAACCTTCGCGTGGTATTCCGGCACCGACGCGCTGTCGCGGGCGACCAAGGAGACGATCTCCGAGGCCGACTACGCGCCAGCCAATGCCGTGGCCAGCGTGACGATCTCCGGCCCCGATCTCGCCAAGAACAGGTCCAAGGAGCGCATCCTCAACCTGCTCGACAGCAAGATCGCCAATGCCGAGACGACGATGTCCAACAACATCACCAAGGCGGTCTACTCGGACGGCGCGGTCGCCAAGTCCTTCGCCGGTCTCAAGGCGTTTGCGACCAATGACGGCACCGGCATCGTCGGCGGCATCGACGCCACCACGTGGGTGTTCTGGAAGAACCAGTTCCAAGCCGTGGCCCGCGCCACCGGCCTGCAGTACCCCGCGCTCAAGGCGGGCATGAACGCGCTGTGGATGAAGCTGATCCGGGGCACGGAACATCCCGACCTGATCGTCGCCGACGGCGAAATCTACTCGACCTACGAGGGCGGCCTGCAGGAAAACCAGCGCTATGCCTCCCCCGACCTCGCCTCGCTCGGCTTCGAGACGCTGCGCTACAAGAACGCCGCGATGGTGTTCGACGGCGTGGCAACGGGCCTGACCGGCGGCTACTTCCTCAACACGAAGTACCTGAAGCTCGAGGTCTACTCAGACCGCAACTTCCAGCCGCTCGACCTGCCCGACGCGACCCCCGACATGGACGCAACGACCAAGCACATCGCCTTCATGGGGGCGCTGACGCTCTCCAACAGGTCGATGCAGGGCAGGTTGTTTGCCACCGGCACGTAAGCCCTCCCCGGCGCTTGCGAAGAGGTGGCGGCGGGTGTCCCTATGACCGTTCGCCACCTCACCCATAGGGAACATGGGGAGAGGAGTTCAAATGTCCGAGACCGAAACCTTGGTAAGGTTCTACCGCGACTGGCACAGCGACGGCGAAGTGAGCGCCGATGGCCTGCCGGTCTACCACGACGTCGTCAAGATCACGCTGGCCCGCCCGCCGCTGCTCCGGCTCGACCGGGTGGCGGAGGAGGACGACTTCGAGGAATACCCGCAGCAGTACGTGCTCTTCCTGAAGGAGGAGAAGGCCCGCACCGTGAGCAAGGAGGAGGGCTACCCGCTCGATCACTGGCCTGCCTGCTCGGCCAGCCACGTCCACATGCTGGCCCACAAGGATGTCTTCACCGTCGAGCAGCTTGCCAAGATGGCGACCCGCCGCGCCGACCCGTCGATCCCGCCCGAGATACGCGACCTTGCCGCCCGCGCCCAGTCGATGATCGCGATGCAGAAGTCAGGCTCCAAGTACGAGGCCCGGGTCCATGACCTCGAGGCCCAGCTTGCGGGCATGGTCGAGGAGCTTAAGGACGCCCGCATGATCATCTCCAATCAGGCGGCCACCATCGACAGCCTTCGGGCAAGGGCGGCCTGACATGGGCCAGTTGATCACGGTCAAGGACTGCATTTCACAGGCGGGGCTGGAGATCGGCATCACCCAGCGGCCGGTCTCGACCGTGGTCAATTCCGCCGATCAGGACGTCACCCAGATGCTGGCGCTGCTCAACGTGGTCGCCGACGAGGTGCTGCTCGAGGAGCCCTACCGGACGACGCTGGGCGACGACAACTGGGTCGCCGATGCCACCGGCAGGCCGAAGAAACGCCCGACCACCGACACCGACATCATCCTGTTCGACGGCAGGCTCGCCATCAATGGGCTGAAGTTCAGGTTCTTGAAGGCGAAGGGTCTGGAGTTTGGCGAGGAGATGCGCGACTTCACCACCCGGATGGCCAAGCTGGCGGGCCGCGCCAATGGCCGCGTGCTCGATCTGGATGTCGATGGGGGGCGCGTCGTATGAGGTATTTGCCGACGCGGCAGGCCAGTCCGAAGCCGATGCAGGTCAAGGGGCAAGTCTCCAAGGTCAAGCACTTCGGGGCGCCGACGAAGGGCCTCTACATCACCAACGACAGGGACAAGACCGACCCTCTGACGGCGGGCGTGCTGACCAACTACGTGCTGATCGAGGACCGCATCCGCTGCCGCCCGGGCACCAAGAAGATTGCCACGGTCTCGGCACTGCCGGTCGAGATGCTGATGGCCTACGGCGCGACGGCGGGGCAGGTGCTGGCCGCATCCGGCGGCTCCGTCTACCTCGCCTCGACGGCGGCGCTGATCCATTCTGGCTTCACGTCCAATGACTGGTCGTGGACGATGTTTGCCAACCTCAGCAGCCAGAAGTTCTTGGTCATGGTCAACGGCAAGAACGGCCTCTGGAGCTACAACGGCACCACGATGGTCAAGGAGACCGTCACGGCGCCGGTCAGCGCGCCGCACATCATCCCCGATAACATGAACATCGTCATCGTCCACATGAACCGGCTATTTTTTGCCGACACCGCCAACCTCTCGGTCTATTACCTGCCGGTGCAGACCAAGTCTGGCGAGCTTCTCGAAATTCCTATCGGCAGCCTTTTCCGCAAGGGCGGCACGATCCGTGCGCTCGGCACGTGGACGATTGACGGCGGCGCGGGCATGGATGACCACCTCGCGATCTTCACCGACCACGGCGAGGTGGCAATCTACTCGGGCATCGATCCGGCCAGCGACTTCCGGCTGGTCGGCATCTACAAGCTCGACGCGCCGATGTCCAAGCACAGCCTCGCAGGCTTCGGCGGAGAACTCTACCTGATGGTCAGCTACGGCCTCGTGCCGATGAGCGTGATGCTCAGGGAGACCTACGCCGAGAGCGAGTGGGACACCGGCGTGATCAGCGAGTTCAGGAAGATGAGCAGCGCCCACTCGGCCAAGCCGGGGTGGCAGGTCGCGCTGGACAACGAGACCGGGCACTTCATCTGCAACATGCCGCACGGGGCGCCCAACAGCTACTGCCAGATGGTCCGCAAGATGCAGGTCTCCAAGTGGGTCAAGTGGAGAGACGTGCCAGCCCGGTGCTGGGTCTGGCTCGACGGGCGCCTGTATTTCGGCGACGACCTCGGCAACGTCTTCGACATGGATGCCGTCTACACCAACGACGACGGCCACGCCATCAAGACGGACCTCCAGCTTGGCTGGGACGACTTCGGCTCGGCGGTGGGCAAGCACTTCAAGATGGTCAGGCCGTTCCTGATCACCGACGGCGTGCCGCGCCCGCGCATCGAGGTCAGGACGGACTACGACACGTCAGAGCCGGTCAACGAGCCAGACGTGACGTTTTCGACGCCCGGGGCGATCTGGGACGAGGCGATCTGGGCAATTGACGAGGCTGACGAACTGGCTGGCAACGGCGACTACTGGGCGCAGGGGCCGGTCAACTACGCCGAGTGGCAGGGCTGCGCGGCGTCGGGCAAGGTCGGCGCGATCAGGATGACGATGTCGATCAACGGGGCCGAGTTCGAGGTCACCGGCTTCGACGTGGTCTACGAGAACGGGAGCATACTGGGCTGATGTTGCCAGAGAACCGGACATTTACGGGGGAATTGCTGCTGAAGTGGGCGAATGGCGACACCGCTGCGGCTGGCTTCCTGTTCGAGATCGCGCAGATCACCCGGCTGGCCGACGACATCGTGGACACCGACGCCGAGCGCCAGCGCAACGTCGGCTGGCTGCTCACGCGGACGCTGATCACGCTGCCGACCAACCCGTTCTACATGCGCCACGCCGCGCTCTTCGGGCCGATCTTCGCCAACACCATCATCAAGTGGCAGCAGTCGGACGAGTGGCGCCAGTCGGGCGCCGTGATGCGGCAGAACTTCGGCTACGTGATGCGCGAGGCCATCGGCGACGTCTACACCGCCGTGGCCATGCTGACCGGCGGCTTCGACCATGCGCGGGCGGTCGCCGAGGAGTTCTTCGACGTCTGCCACGCGCAGTCGAGTGAAACCATCGAGGACTGGGTGAAAGGCAACTGACATGGGATATTTTAGCTCACCAGAGCCCCCGGACCCCTACGAGACGGCGCAGGCCCAGAGCGGCGCCAACATGCAGGCGGCGCAGGCCTCCTCGATCATCGGCAACCCGAACGAGACCAACCCCTACGGCACGGTCAACTATACCAAGTCCGGGAACGAGTGGATCACCGACGCCTCGGGCAAGAGGATCAAGGTGCCGCGCTATGAGCGCACGGTCGCGCTCTCGCCTGAGCAGCAGAGGCTCTACAACCTGCAGACCCGCACGCAGACCAACCTTGGCCAGCTTGGCGTCAGCCAGTCCAAGAGGCTTCAGGGCCTGCTCGGCACCAACCTCGACACCAAGGGCCTGAACAACTGGAAGGACTACAGCCGTGCCCCAGAACTGGCGACATCATTCGCCGACGCGGGGAACATCCGGCAGGACACCGGGCCGACCAACCGGCAGGGCGTCGAGGACGCCATGCTGGGCCGCTACCGGCAGCAGAGCGCGCAGGCCCGCTCCGCGCAGGACGCACAGCTTGCCGCACGCGGCATGGCGCCCGGGAGCCAGCAGTGGGGCTCGGTCGAGGACACCCGCAACCGGGCCGACGTCGATGCCTACCAGCAGGCCTACCTCGCCTCCGGCG